GCAGGAGTCAATAGTATTTCATAATAAAATGTGAATTATTTGTGTGAAATATTGTTGACACTTTGGGCCAGCGTCTCTTTTATTCTTCTTATCGGCACAAAGTCGATAACCTAAATACTAAAAAAACCTATAAAATACACGATTATGAATCATTCAGCTAAATTAATTAGAATATCCGAATCATGGACTTGCTACGACTTCGATAGTGATGGAGAAAACGTCACTCTAGATGTAAGAGAGCTATACCACTCTTATTTCGTAGATGGCAAAGAATACAAATATGCAGTAGGCATTACAGTATATAGCCGAAACTATAACGATGAATGGGTAGAAAGTCCTACCCTCTTTGCTACTGAAAAATCTGCATTAGAATTCTACAATAATGAACTCAATAGATTATATGTTAAAGATGATCTTGAGGAAATTGTTTTTAACGAAGTATAAACTTTTACGCAGTTTGCGGTCTGCCATAAAACCGCACTTAACCTAAATACTAAATAAATAAAATACTGATATGGAAATAAAACTAAAAAACATCAAACACTCAGAACACGCATCTCACGAGACTAACAACTTTGTTGCTGATCTCTATGTGAATGGTAAGCCCTTTGCAGTCGTTGGTAACGATGGACAAGGCGGTTGCGATTGGCATCATAGGCACGAGAAGAATTCTCAAAATCGTGATGAATTTCACGAACAATTACAAAGCCTCTTCAAGTATTACAGAGAAAATCCAAAGTTTAGAATTGAATGTGATTTCAATGAAAAAGGATGGTATGAAGGTAGCTTGGACTCAGCAGTAAGTGACATCTTGGTAGACTATCTAGTTACTAAAGATGTTAAAAAGCTAATGTCTCGCTCTATGATTGTCTTTGAGAAAGGCGAGAAGGGGTACTACAAGTATGGCAAAAAGAAGTATAACATTACCGAAGAAAGGATGGGATGGTTCAATAATCAAATGTGGCAACGATTCAAAGATAATTGGGTGTGCATAAATAATATGCCCTTAGATGAGGCGATAGCCTACTACAAAGCCAACTAATCATTATAGGCTCACACGCCTACCAAGCCTCTCTTCGGAGAGGCTTTTTTTATGCCCAAAAACTAGCTCCACTTCTAGAGCGGTTTGTAGGTTTCTTTCTTGGTCTCTGCTCTTGAGCCTCTGCTACCGCTATATCTCTATCAATACGAGCAATACCAATAAACTTTGATAACGCTCTAGCTAGAATCTCACAGTCCCATAAGTGATCTCCCTTACTTCTCTTTATCTTCTTAACTACTTTTATATGCCCACTCTTATCAGTCTGCTTAGTCCAATAGGTAGAGAATAACTGGTCATAGTAAACCTTTGGCGTATCTGTGAAAGTATAGAAGCCAGACATTTGGCGAGTCCGTAGCCGACTCATATCCTCTTCGTATATCTTCTTATTAACATGAAGGTAGCGAATCTTTGACTTCCCTGCTCGCCCTTTGGTGTCCCCAGTAAATGGGTCTTTCATTTGAAGGCGATATGGTTGCTCTCCCTGCAGGTTGGCCCATCCCCTAGAGCCAAACCACTTTGACCTTCTACGGTAAACCTCCTCATAGACTTCAGAGGTTCTATCGCCAGCACAATCGATAATCGCTGCGTGGCACTTGTGTTGGTCGAAAGCTAAATCTAATTCTGAGAAAGATGCCACTTGCCCATAGTCTACTAAATAGCTTGTGCCATCTCGATCAAAGCCTCTGACCACAAACCAAAAAGAATCAGTCTGCGTATCTACTCCCATTACCCGGAACTCGCCTCGCAGCTCGCCTCTCTCATAGTCTAACTCTAATTCATTTGCTTCAGCTTGGTCTTGGTTAATCCAATCTTCTCGCCAGGGTTCTGCCAAATTACCTTGTATAAATTTTCTGAGGCCGTGAGGAGAAGAGCTTACCTGCAACCAATTTACCATTAATGAAGAAAATGTAATCGCTGGCGCGTATAGTGAGCTAAGATGATAACTCCTATGCTCTAGCGGTGCATTAAGATTGGTAGATCGCCACTCTCCATTTTTTACCATTCCTGGCTTGTGGGCGTCCAGGATTTCTCCATCGCAGCAAGGGCAAAGATATCTAGCAGATGAATGTATCTTGTGAAAATCATAACTGCCATCTTCTAGCTTTGCATCTTCATCAAATGCTATTGAGTACCGTAAGTTACCAGACTTGTCTTTCTGTCTCCAAGTAAACTCAATATGCTCTTTGCAATGTGGACAGGGCATAAAGTATTTTCTCTGATCGCCATAGAGATACTCTTCCCAAATGCCACCGACCTCTTCTTTAGGTGTACTGGTTTGAATTATCTTATATTCTCGACGGCCCTTAATCCGCTCCAAAGCTGCGAGCCTTATATCTGGATCAATCTCATCAATTTCATCCAGGACAAGGTAGGCTACCGGGGCTGACTTAACATTGTTCTCTGAGCCTGCCCCAGCAAAAGTTAAAGTGCAGGATAAAAACTCTTGCCGCATATTAGTTATCTTATCTGTGTCTACCCGGCCAGATGCCGCGCTTACCGGGCATTGAGATTTGAGTGGGACACAATCATCTATGAATGGCAGCCACCTGCCTTTAGAAAAGTTACGGGCGTTCTCCGCACTTGGCATTATCCATAGAGTGTCTTTAGGAAACTCACTTAGCAGGTAAGCTATACCTGCATACATCGTAGTAGTTTTACTAGACTGCGACCCCCAACATAGCGTAACCTTATTTATGTTCGGATCTACAAGATCATTTAGTGGAGCTTCAGCATATGGAAAAACTTTTAGAGATCCTGGTAGCTCTGAAACATTATCACGAAGAACACAATTATCAAAAGCCCAATCTACTGGCGGCTTCAAAAGCCTGGGAGAAAAGAGTTTTCCTATTTCTCTATCTAACAGAGAAACCATTTTGAGAAGCAAATTTTTTTACATATGACTTTAAATCTTTAGATGCAGCATTTTTGAATTGTTTTGTCTTTCCGTTAAATGCTGCCCTAAAAGCCCCAAAGCCTTTTGCGTTTGGATTTAAAGCAGAAGCGGATCTACTTTTTAAAACAATACTACCAAACAATTTACCCTTCAAAAATTTAGCGCCAATCGCTCTTTTGTGAGAGGCTACTATTTTAGCTTTTATTGCAGGGCCAGTTGCACCAATTAACGGTATCTTCAACAATCGTAACATGTATAAAAAAGATCCCTGGCTAGAGGCTAGACGCTCTCTCTTTACTTTATATATAGTATTATTCTTTTCACGAAACTCTTTGAGCGCCCGGTTAGCCCTGGCCTGCGTCTTGGCAGTTAAGTTCTGGCCTGCAGGATTTTTTTTACCGATAGGATTAACAATAAAATTTCTACGCAGGCGTATCCATTTACCTGCCTTCATCCCTTGTGGCTTAAATATTAAAGACCCATCTTTAGCCTTGCGTATTTTATCGCCTGCGCTCGAGACGAATCGAGTAGATAAAGATTTTAAAACAGATTCTTTTAGTTTTGCTACAGAACTCTTCTTAGTCTTTTTAGCTGCCAATACAACTATCTCTTTAGTTACACCCTTCAAAACCTTCTCATAGCTTGCACCAGTCTTCTTCTCCAGGATACGCATCATCCGATTAAATTCATCGGTGTCTAGTTTCATTTGGGTCTTCATATAAAATAAGCTAATGTAAAATAAATCCTAGCAGGTGGTTTAAAAGGTAAACACGACTAAACCCACTTGCGTCTTAATAGCGAGACTACCCACTAGGAAACAATTTTTCTATCTCACTAAAAATCCTTTCGTCAATACCGTTGCGGATAGCTAATTCTGCTATATTGGGATTTGAAGGATTCGCTTGTGCTGCGACTTGCCTGGGTAAAGAATCAATCAAACGCCGTAAAGGTGTTAATAGTTTGATAAGTTTTTCTGTAGCTTCAGATTCTGGAATTAAGTTATCCCTCTTCTGCTGTAGCTCTAGTTCTCGTATTTGGGCCATAGCATTTTCTCTCCGCTCTTGAGCTGCAATCAACTTAGCCTTGAGGTCAGCTATATCGGCAGCGG